TGCTGAGCTTCGCACTCGACAAGGGCAAGGACATGTCGCTCGCCCCCCGCCTGCAGCAGGAAGGCAACATCTTCTCGCTCGGCCACGAAACCAGCTTCGAACTCGATGAAACCGCCCCCACCTCGGCCGAGGCGCAGGGATTGTTTGCAGCCGCCACCGCCTTCTTCAAACAGTTCACCGACGGCAAGTCGGTCGAGGAACCGAAAAAGGAAGAGCCCAAGGAACCGGCGAACGACAACGACCTGAACGCCCGACTGTCCGCGCTCGGCGAAGGCGTCGGCAAGATGGCCGAGGGGCTGACCGCGCTA